TTTATGTTTTTACTTTTGGTAATGCTATGAATTTAATTCCAATATATGGTGCTCAAGCTAATACACAATATAAAATCAGTGGAATGATAAATAATGGAGATGATAGTTTTAGTAATGTAATTTTATCTTATAATTACACTGGTACTAAATTACAATTTTATTGCGTTCGAAGTACTATTCCTACTGGATATACTGCTTATTTGTTTAGAATCAAATTATTTTAATTATGGCAAAAGTTATTAATTCTAATCATAAATGAAAAGCAATTAAAGAAAGCAGTAAACGCGGTTCTGCACTTGAACCTGTGAATGAAGAGCTTTACGGTGAACGTAGTGTAGTTATAGATAGTGGTATTGCTTTTTTAGGAACTGTTTCTGGACAGCTACCAGATAGTGGTTTAATTCTTCCAACCGCTTTTATGTCATTATATGGGCAAAAGAAAGAACCTGTTCAAGATCCATCTGAACCTTTTCCAGTACAATCTATATATAAAACAGCCCTTGGTTATCCTAGTAGTTATTGAGATTATGGTTTTATAACTAAGCTATATGCTACAGATATTAAGACTACTAATCTTTATGTAAGAAATTTTTATTATCAATTTAATACCAATGGAACTGCTACCGCTGGTAAATTGATAATCCAAACAACAGAAACAACTGCAACTTCTAATAATTCTAGCTGAAATGAATCTTTATTAAAACGTTTTATTTCAGGTTATGTTAAACCAACAGATAGAATTGTTACCTTACCAAATAATACGGCCACACAAAGTGGTTCTTTAATGAGACCTACTTATACTTTTACTTTTATATTAGAAACAGATGAATTATCAGCTTCGGAAATTACTAATCCTACTTTTTATCTTAATGGATCTGTAACAAGTAATTCTTTTACTAAAACGTTAAATGGCTCTACTTTAACTTACACTAGAACTGAACCAGCATCGGGCTCATTTACTTATACAAGTCAAGGTGGTTCTTATCCAAATGGTTATGCTAGTAGGGCAAAGCCTTTTATGTTTGAACCTTATTTATATCCATATATTGTTAGTCAAAGTCAATCTGGTAGTTTTACTTCTTTTAGTACTTCAACAACTGTAGATTTAGACAATCCGAATAATATGAATTCTATTGTTATCTCAAATATTCAATGTTCTCCTACATCTGTAACTGTAACATATGATGAGTTAACACAAAAGTTTAATTGTACTAGAACAAGTACGTCTAGTAGTTCTGCAAGTTTTACTTTTACATATACTATGACTGGTGGACTGCCTCCTAAATTTTATACTTTTGAAAATGGAAGTTGAACACAAACGACTGATACAAGTCTTACAATCAATCTATTATTAACTCACAATTAATTTTATTTGACAAACTGAAAAACCTTTACTATACTATCTTTAGATAGGGAATAGTTAAACTTCTTTTCTCAATAGTTAAAATAATCTAAATATATTTAAAAGGAGATTCATCTCCTTTTTCTTTTGACATAAAGATAAAAACCTACTATAATATTATATAAGATAAAGAGGTATTTTTATTATGAAAAGAATGGGAATGATAGCTACTGCACTTATCGGAGCAACAGCTATGGCTGTTACAATCGCTGCGGGACAAAGTCGTGGTGCATTTAATTTCGCTAAAGCACAAGAAAATTATACAACTTGTGGACTTTATCAAACAAATCAAAACTGGAACATTAGTAGAGAAGAAGTTACTTCTTTAGTTGCCGACAAAGTTACAGACAATTATGCAACGCTATCTACTGATGACGCTGATCTTCTACAAACTAGTGATATTGTTTCTTCGATAGTTGTTACAAAAGCACAGTATTATAAACAAGAAAGCGGAAAAGCAGAAACTGATAGCTTAAAATTTGGCACTAGCTCAGCAAAGGGTTCAATTAAATTTGTCTTAACTAAAGATATTGATGCGATTGGATTCTATGCCGATGCATATGAAAATACTAATGATAAAAATAACAAAACATTAAATGTTAATGGAATAACAACAAAAACATTGGGTGCATCATATGTTTATGATTTGAATAATAGTGATCAACGTTTCTTTATTGAACTCCCCTCTGCAACAAATGAAATTACTATTGAATCATCTAGCACATCAAGTAATAGATTCCATTTATATTCAATAGGTTTTTATAGTAAAAATGGATTTCCAGATCATACTTCTGGAGGTGGCGGAGGTGGAGAAGAAAGTAATAGTGTCACCTTTAATCCTACAACACAATTAACTGATACATCAGGACCAATTGCTTGGACAAATAGTTCTAATTATGGTACAACAGTTGTAACAGAATTGCGTATTTACAAAGGTCAAACATTAACATTTACAAGTACTGGAGTTAATATGGTATCAATTATATTAACTTGCACTGCAAATGGAACTACAAAACAAGGTCCAGGTTGTTTCGGAGCTGGAGCACCAAGTGGTTATACGTTTGAAACAAATGGTAATAAAGGAACTTGGACAGGATCTGCTAACTCATTAATTTTTACAGCAACAGACAATCAAGTGCGAATTACGCAAATAGTTGTTGCATATCAGTAAAAAATAGTTTATCCTTATTTGTAATATAAAAGAAAAGATATTATATTATATAACCTGCTAATAAGAGCAGTTAGTTGAATAGGCAACGGAAAAAACTTATATACCTCACTTATATCGCCTATCGAGATAAGTTGAAACCTGGGATAATATAGGACCCAGAATTTTTAAAGGAAAAAGGCACACTTGTAGGAATACAAGGTCGCAAAGCTATAGGGTCTGAAAAAAGACAGCCAGTTGCTCTGTGGATATCACGGAGGTTTTTTATATCTATGGGAAATAAGTTAGGTTACATTAGTATAGCAGCATTAGGCGCCCTATGTTTTAGTGGCGTTATTTTGTCTACTAACAATAAAACCGACCTTACTCATATTCGTGCCGAAGGTAATAATATTGTTCTAAATAGAAATAATGCCCCAACTCTTAGTAATGGAAGCGGCTCAATCGTCGATAACAAAGGAGTTACTTGGGAATATTATAATGCAACAGACTATTCAAGTGGTCATGTTACATTAAATCATCAAGGTTACTTCGGCATAGCAAATAATTCTGCATGGGGTTATACAGGTATCAATGAACTCTCCGTTAACTTTAATTCAACAGATGGTGATGAATTATGGTTGCTAAAATCTACTGATGGTATTAATTGGAATGAGGATAAAATTCTCACTAGTAATACGCCAGTAGAAAGCGCGAATAATTGGCGATATATTCGTTTCTATAATTATTCGAATAATTCTACATCTGTTGATATTAATTCCGTTTCATTAAGTTTCTCCTGTTCTGGATTAAGCGCGACAGAAGATATAGACGCGGCGCATATAGAAAACGTCGTTGGAACAAGTACTAATATTACATATACAAGAGAAACTGTAGAAATCTCACCAAATAGTATTGGTGGAGAAGCTATGAGATTTACAAAATCAGGCAGTGGCTCAACTACTTTAACTCTTGGTCTTGGAAAAACTTATACAATTGGAGAAATTCAAAACTCAAAGATTGAATTTGATATGAAAACATCCAATATTAACTACGGAAAAACATTAACCTTAATGCATGATACTTCAAGTATTAGTTCAACAGTTGATTCTAGTAAACACAGTGCATATAAATGTACTAACATTACTGATGACTGGTATCATATCGAAGTGCCTGTAACCTCTCTTATTTCTACTATTTCTGGTTATGGTAGCCAAGATATACCAGCCAAGAACATTGAAAAGAAAGAAGTTAATGCTATTAAAATTAATGCGGGAACTTGTGTTATAGATAACTTAAAGATTGGTTCAACATCAACTCCACTTGGTATCTATAATAATGGAACATCATTTAGTTCTGGTTCAGTTTACTGGTTTAAAGTCGCGTGGGTAGGAAAATTACATAGTTGCACAATGACTTTTGATAATCCTATCGCAGAACAAGTTTCTACCAATGATCCAAATATTAAAAATGGCAGCCCATTCTATATTAGAGGATTAAGTTCAGGAACCATAAATGTTACTGCACAATTAATTATGGGATACGATAGACACGTACTTACAATCCAAAAAACATTAACAGTAAACTAATCAATTTTAATTTAAAAAAGAATCGAAATTACTTCGGTTCTTTTTATTTTATTAAAACTCTTGACTAACTCAAAAATTTTATGTATAATAATCATATACAATAGCAGAACTAAAATTTAAATGAAAGGACCTACAATTAATGATAGAAACCTATAATGAGAATAGTATTGTAACTCTTAATTATCGTGAAGCGGTAAAACAATCACTTGGTATGTATATTGGTAATGCTGAGCAAGATGGTATGCACCACCTTCTCACAGAAATTATTGCCAATGCTATGGACGAAGCGGCCGCAGGTTATGGTAAAACAATTAAAGTTACAATTGATAGAAATAATAACTCTGCCACAGTAGAAGATAATGGACGTGGTATTCCATTTCATAAGAAAGACAATGGTAACTATGCTATTGTTGAAATGTGTACAAATCTTCACTCAGGTGGTAAATTTGAAGGACAAGGAAACTATAAGTCTTCATTAGGACTTCATGGCGTTGGTGCAACTGTTACCAATGCGCTTTCATCTGACTTTATTATTGAAGTTTGGAGAGATAAAGAACATTGTTTCTTTGAAGTTTATGAAGGTGATTACGGCGATCCAGATATTGAACCTTATAATGGACTACGTCACGGATCAACAGTTTACTTCGTTCCAGATAAACAAGTATTTAAAGACCTTAAATGGGATATTAAACGCATACAAGAAGAATTACAACTTCATGCCCTTTTAAACAATGGCATTACTTTTGAATTATATGAAAAAGATGATGAAAAAGTTTTAGGTACATGGAAATATTTTTATACAAATGGTATTAAAGATATGCTTAAAATTAAAACTGCGGAAGAAAAATTACTTACTACACCAGTTTATTTCAAAACACGCACAGTCTCCGATACAGGAGAAGGTTGTGATGTAGAAATGGCTTTCGCATATACTGAAAAAGGGTACGAACAAATTTTAAGTTTCGTAAATGGCGGCTACACGCCAAATGACGGCACCCACGTTACAGGTTGGAAAACTGCATATACTTCTTTAATTAATAAACTCGCAAGAGAAGCAGAAGTAATCAAAGAAAAAGATAAAAATTTAAGCGGTGAAATTATTCGTAAAGGTTTATTCTTAATTCTTTCAATTAAGATGGAAGGTCGTCCAATGTTTGCTGAACAAACAAAGAAAACATTAAACTCACCTCAAGCTCGTACGTTCTGTAGTCGTGCGGTCGCACAACTTACTTTACAACCAAAAGAAATTAAACAAATCCTTGATAAAATTATGATTGAGCAAAAAGCCGAAGAGGCCGCTCAACGTAAGCGTGAAGCTCAAGAAAAAATCGCGCGTGGTGGAAAGTCAATGAACTCTCTCAAAGATTTACCAGAGAAGTTAGCAGATGCTAATGACTTCACTGATGCTGAAATCTTCTTTTGCGAAGGTGATTCTGCCGCAGGTAATGCAAAAATTTCTAAGGCATTAAATCAAGCAATTATGCCTTTGCGTGGTAAAGTTCTTAATACAACTTGTAAAGAACTCGCAGATGCGATTAAGTCTGATACAATTAAAGATATCTTGACCTGTCTTGGTTGCGGAATTGGTGACCACTTTAACATCAACAATCTCCGTTATAACCGCATTATCTTCTTAGTTGATGCGGACCCAGATGGTGGACATATCTCATTATTATTAACAACACTTATGCTACATCACCTACCAGAGTTAATTAAACAAGGTAAGGTTTATGCGGCGGTTCCACCTCTTTATAAGACAACTAATGGTAAAGAGGTTAAGTACTGGACTCCAGACCAAACAAGTGAATATCGTAAATATATGCGCAATCATAAAAATGCGATTTCAAATCGTTTCAAAGGTCTTGGTGAAATGAGTGCGGAAGAATTGTATAGTACGACAATGGATCCAACTAACCGCACATTAGTTCAATTAACAACAGACAATATTGAACAAACACTCGATTTATATAATAGATTAATGGGAAAAACTCCTTCATTACGTAAAGAGTTTATCCTTAAAAATAAATTATCAAAGTATAGTCGTATAGATGACGACTCATTTGAGGATTATGAAGATGAGGGTGAATAACCTTATCTAAAATATCTTGTCAAAACAAAAAATAATTATTATAATAATATAAAGGAGATAATTATGGAAGAATTAAAAACTTGGAGAGATGTACGTATTACATCACAAATGCCTTTGGATGCCATCGTTGATTTTGCTAATGTTTTAAATCAACGTCTTTGTGCTGTTGAAGACTTAATTAAAATTAAGAAAGAAGACGGCTCAGAGATTACTCTCACTGACTTCTACAAAGAAGATATCAAGAGACAAATGGAAGAAAATGCCAGAGCCGCTCAACAACCAAAAGAAGAACCAAAGAAAGTAGACTAATTTTATGGGCAATATAGATGAAAAAAGTAAACAAGACTTTCTTATCTATGCCAATAGTGTTATTAAAAGTCGTGCAATTCCAAGCGTTGAAGACAATTTAAAACCTATTCATAGACGTATTTTATGGTCTATGTATGAAAGTAAGTTTTATGATGATAAGGCAACAGTTAAAAGTGCCAAAGTCGTCGGCAACGTTATGGGTTCATACCATCCACATGGTGATTCTTCAATTTATGAAGCCATTGTTCGTTTAAGTCAATGGTGGAAACTAAGATATCCTCTCGTTTACATGCAAGGTAACTGCGGTAATATATTGGGCGACGGTGCGGCCGCGTCTCGTTATACCGAATGTAAGTTATCTAAACTTGGTATGTTTATGTTAGAGGACATCAATAAAGGTTGTGTTGAATGGAGACCAAACTTCGACAACTCAACAGAAGAACCAGTCACTTTACCTTCAAAGTTCCCGTATTTACTTTGCGGAAATAATAGCGGTATTGCTGTTGGTATGGGTAGTGACATTGTATCACACAACTTCACAGAAGTAAGTCAAGCAATTAAATATTATATTGAACACAAGGACTGCTCTATTGCAGATTTAATGCAATATATTAAAGGTCCTGATTTTCCTACAGGCGGAATGATTATCAATGGAGAAGAACTCCTTGAAATCTACACTCGTGGAACAGGAAGCGTAAAAGTTCAAGCTCATTATGATATTACTAAACAAGGTCAAAAAACCTTATTAGTATTCCATGACCTACCTTATGGTGTTGAAATTGACGACGGCATTAAAAAACCTTTAAAGAAACTTGTCCTTGAAGATGGATATGAAGTCTTTGAAGATATTGCCGTTCAAAAAGTAAGTGATAGAAACTTTGATATTACAATTACTTTAGGCAAAGGTGCGAACATCGCAAAATGTTTAGAGATTTTATTTAGTAAAACTAAACTCTCTTCGTCTATTAAAATTAATCAAAACTTAATTATTAATGGTGAACCTTATGTTCTTAATTTAAAACAAATGATTGAACATTGGGTGAATTATCGTAGCCTTTGTATTTCACGAATTGCACAAAATGACTATCAAAAAACTAATCATAAATTAACTGTCACAATTGGCTTGCAAAAGTGCATGAGTGATATTGATAAATTAGTTAGTTTAATTCGCAATGCTTCTGACCGTGCTGCGGCGAAACGTGCGATTATAGTCGCTTTTGAACTTAATGATGAACAGGCTGAAGCAGTTTTAGATATGAAATTGAGCAGACTTTCACGTTTAGATTTAGAAGCATTAAATAAAGATGAACGAGATTTAGTCGATCAGTTAGCACTTCTTAAACACATCATCGAAGATGAAAGTGCAAGACATCAAATCATTCTTAATGATTTAGATGAAATTAAGAAAGTTATTGGTAAAGATGACCGCTTAACTGAAATCCACTATGCTCGTCCATCAGTCACTGCAGATACTCCTGCGGTTAAACAAGAATTTAGGATTACAAATTATGGCATTGATGATAATTATGATAGCAATAGTATTTCACGTGATTTGGTAGACGTAGTTTTCGCCTATTCAACAAGTGATATTATTGGCTATAACAAACAAGGAGAAATGTCTCCAATTAACGCCGCAGCCGATATTATTGGCGCTTGCGTTAAAAATAATAAAAATAAGTTTATTGCAGTCACAAAGAACGGCAATATTAAAGTATCATTAGCTTCTGAATATAAGTTCACAAAAGCAAATGAAAAAATCTTAAAGTTAAAAGACGATGATGAACTTATCTATGCGGATTTCTGTGCAGATAATGACTTCCTCATGTTGTTTGACGGAGAAGAAAAAGTATTAAAACTTTCTATTGCAGACTTAAGTGTTGCATCTAAACTAACTGTGGGTGTTAAATCAGGCTTTGCATCATGTGCGGCCGCCACAGTTGTAAATAATAGTGACAATTTATTGTTTGTCACAAAAGACCTTAAAGGTAAATATACTTCTGTTCAAGACTTCTCAACCGATAGTCGCGGGAACAAAGGACAACAAATAGCAGAAAATACTATTTGTATGAGAAGATTTGATAAAGAAAGAGAAAGTATATATTTAATGCCTAAAACAGGAAGTGGTTTTGGTGTCGCCAAGACAAAAATTACTGTGAAGGGCAGAACTGCTATCGGAGCGTCTTTAACTAGCCGCGCGGTACAGAGAATTTTATAATTTTATTATTGACCTATCAAAAAAGATAGACTATAATATATTATAAAACATTTTGAGCCACACAAGATGTACAAGTAAATTAAAAAGGAGATAAAAAATTTAATGGACAAAATTGTGTTAACAGACAACGGTAAACGTGTTCTTGAATTTATGCAAGGACATGACGAAGTTTTAGTTGGAAAAGATATGATTGATATGACAGGTATCAAAGGTATCTATCCAGTGTTGAACTCTCTTATCAAACATGGCTTAGTTGCCAACGCGGAACCAATGGTTAGAGATTTCACTAACAACAAAGGGGAAACAAAACCAAAAGAATATAAAACTTATTGTTTAACAGATGCCGGTCGTGCATTTATTATTGAATAATTTAATTTAATTTGTGGCACATTTATTTAATTTAATCGAAAAGGAAAATTTATGGATTTATTAAGAACAAACTCATTTAAAATCATCGGTAGATTAGTTGCTGCTGATATGAAACCAGGTAACCGTAAGTCAGATGGTCAAGGTTACATTTCAGGAACTGCTACTATCGTATCAAACATTGAAGGTGCAGACAACACATTCGAAATTCGTTTCTATAGTGCTGCTAAGACAGCAGATGGCAAAGTCAGCCAACTCTACACCTCTTATTCAAAGATGCCAGAATTAGTTGGTAAGAAAATTGAAGTCACAGGTGAAATCCGTGAAAATCGTTTCTACAGCAAGTCTGGTAATCAATTAGCATCATCTCAACAATTAAGCGGACGTTTTGTTCGTGGAACTACTGAAACTGCAACTGATGAAGCAGTCTTTGAAATTGGTGGTTTCGTTGTTGAAGAATTAAAAGAAAAGACAAACAAAGACGGCGAAATTTATCGTTATGATATCGCTATTGGTCAATCCAATTATAAAGGCGATATGATGTCTAAGTTCGTTCTTCATGTTAACCCAACCGATAGACCAATCATCGAAGGTGTTAAAGGTTATCATGTTGGCAACACAGTTAAAGTCAATGGTAAATTAAACTTTATCGTTAAGACAGTAACTGCTGAAGCTAAGAATGAAGGTGGATTTGGCGAACCAGTTGTTCGTACATACACAAACAAAATCTCCAACTTCTTTATCTTAGGCGGCTCTTCAGTTATCTCTGATCCACTCGTTGGTGCTTATCCATCAGATGTCATCAGAACTTTAGTTTCAGCATATAAAGCACACGATGTTGAAATTGAAAATGCGGCTAAAGAAGGTTCTTCTCCAGTCGTTGACTCTGAACCAGTCGTTACTTCAAGACAAGCAAGTCTATTATAATAAAAAGGCGAGTTTTTAACTCGCCTCTTAATGTTTTATTCAATTAGGAGTAAATTATGTTAGAAGAAAAGAAAATATCAAACAGCTTTGAAGTATTAAATAATATTAATTTAGGTAATAAAATTAAAGAAAAAATTGGTCTTAAATATTTAAGTTGGGCATATGCTTGGGGTGAACTCAAGAAAAATTATCCTGACTCAGATATGAAAGTCTATACAAGAAATGTTAAAGTCACACGTACATCAACTATTGAAGATAATGGTGAAAAAATTGTCACAGTTCAAGAAGAAGAACAAGAAATCCCATACTTTACAGATGGAAAAACTTGTTATGTAAAAGTTGGTGTTATTGTTGATGGCACTGAATATGTGGAACGTCTTCCAGTAATGGATAATCGTAATAATGCGATTGCATTGTCTGTTGTTAAGATGACAGATGTTAATAAAGCAATTCAACGTGCGTTTGTTAAAGCATGCGGTCGTCATGGCTTAGGATTATATATTTATGCAGGTGAAGACTTACCAGATGCAGAAAGAAAAGAAATTGATTTTAAGGCAATCGCAGATAATTGTGATAGATATCAAACAGTTGTCTTAAGTCAAACTGGTTTCGACTCAATGAAAGAAACAGTTACTGCACTTTTAAAGGATAATTATCCTGAAGAATGTTCAAATGCGATTATTAGTTATGTAACAAAGACAGCAGATGGTAAAAAGATCAGCTTATTTGATTTAGAACATGATAGTCAAAAACTTCAAAGAATTAACTACTTTATTGGTGAAGTAAAGAAAGAACTTGCCGCACCAGTAAGTGGCAAATAATAATTATACCAAACAAGATTTAGAGAAGTTAGTATGCGAGGTGATGGGCATATCTACCATCACCCCGCTTATTCGTAAGCATATCAACAGTTATGTTTTAATTGATAAGATGTCTTACAAAGAAATAGCTCGTTGTATTGTTTGGTATACAGAAGTATTTAAAGGAAAATGTGAGCCTTTATACGGACTTGGTTTTGTTGCTTCTGTTAGAGAAAGAGCGGCAAAATACTTTAAACAGTTGGAACTTGACCAACAAGAAAAAAGAGCTCAGGCAAATAAATTAGTAGCTTATCAAGAAAATAATATTATATTCAATATAAAATCATTAAAACATAAGAAACGTCAGCCTAAGCAACTAGATATTAATGATATTAATATCGAAGGAGATAGAGATGATTAAGAAAGATTTATTCGATAATAATACATCTCTTTATGTTTTGAGTTGTTTAATGCACAAACCTCTTCTTTTGCAAGATGATCGTTACGCATTCGTTAAGACAGATTTTTATAAGCCTTTACAACAAATCATATTTTATGCTATATTTAATATGGCTCAAAATGGAGTTGAACGTATCACTCCGCAAGATATTGATTTATATTTAAGTCAGTATGAGAGCCAATATGAATTTTATAAAAAAGAAAAAGGTTACGAATTTGTATCTCAATGTTATCAGTCTACAGAAGGAACTGATGAGAGACAATTTGATTCATATTATAAGAGATTAAAGAAGTTCTCGATGTTAAGAGACTTGGAAGCCATTGGTTATGACACCAAGGAATTTTATGACACCGAAAAAGACCCTCTTAATCGTGACTCAGAAGATGAAAAATTAAATAATTTATCTTTAACTTCGATTATTAATAGAGTTAGAGAACATTTGGTCCTCATTGAGAACCGCCATGTCGGTAAAGAGGATAGTTCATCTCAAACGGTTAATGAAGGTATGCGTAAATTGGTCGCCGAACTTCAAGAGAATCCAGAAGTTGGTTTGCCATTAGATGGAGATATAGTTAACTATGCGACAAGGGGTGCACGATTAGGTAAATTATATACATATAGTGCGCCATCTGGTGCAGGTAAAACTCGTTATATGGTCGGTAATGCTTGTTCTATTAGTATGCCGTATTTGGATGAAAATGGAAAAGTAGTATTACGTGGCAAAATTAATGAAGATAATTATCAAAAAGTTTTATATATCACAACAGAACAAAAAGCAGATGAAATCCAAACAATGATTTTGGCTTATGTTAGTGGTGTAAATGAAAAGAACATTTTGTTCGGAACTTACACACCTGCCGAATTAGACCGCATAAATAAAGCATTAGATATTATTGATACATATGGTCATAACTTAATATTAGAGGCAGTACCAGATCCAAGTATTGCGATGATTAAGGCACTTATGGCGAAGTATATTGTTCAAAATAGTGTTGAATATATCTTCTATGATTATATCTTCAGTAGTCCAGGTTTATTAACAGAGTTTAGTGCGGAAAATATTCGTGAAGACGTTATGTTAATGATGTTGTCTAATAGTATTAAAGAGACAGCGATGATATATAATGTGTTCATTCAAAGTGCGACTCAATTAAATGAGAACTGGTCAAAGAAGGCAATTGGTTTAAGAGATCAAAACTGTCTTCGTGGTTCTAAAGCTATTGCCGATAAAATTGATATTGGTATGGTCGGTGTAAAATTGAGTCAAGAAGAAAAAGAACAAATTGAGGCGATTTGGACAGAATTGCAAAAAAGTTATCCGATGAAGTTTAAACATGAGCCGAATGTCGTTATAGATGTTTATAAAAATAGACGTGGTGAATTAAATAGTGTTAAGATATTTAGATATTTTGATTACTCAACTTGTAGATGTCAAGACTTATTTGTCACTGATCCAAGTTATAAGACAGTTGCAGATATTGGTATCTTAAAATATGAAAAAGAACCATTCGACTTCCTTGACTTAAAGTCCAGAGGAATTATTAAGGAAGGTAAGTAGTATGGATTTTAAAGAGTTAAGAGACCAATTAACTGATGAAGCTATTAAAGAAATATTAGCGCAATTTAATGTAGAACCAGTAGAAGAAAATGAAAATGAAATAATATTTCCTACTTGCTGTCACAATTTAGAGGGCGGTAGTCCAAAGTTATTCTACTATAAGAACACAAAGTTGTTCCATTGTTACACAGAGTGCGCAGCAACGTTTGATATCTTTACGTTGTTACAAAAGATGTATCGTTTAAGGGGTGAAGAAATCTCCTTAGTTCAGGCAGTATCAATTTGTGATTTAGATACATCATCAATCTCAGTAGAAAATAAGTCTATCAATGTATTAGATGATATTCGATATATGCAAACATTAAATAATGTATATGTCGGTGATATTAATGCTGAGTTTAAGACTTATGATAAAAATATATTAAAACAGTTCAGCTTTAATTATATGGGCTTAATGCCTTGGATTGAAGAAGGAATTAGTATAGAAACATTA